TTAATCTCTTTAAACAGATTACGACCTGCCTCAGTATCAAGATCTACCAGCTCGTGTTCAAGTACACGAATGTTAGGCAAGTTTTTTTCTTCAAGTTCATGCCAACTTTGCAGTAATCCACTGCGCTCTGTCTGCAACAAATTGCTAAAGCCTTTCTTAAAATCTACCAAAGGCATTATGTCAAACAGATAAAGAATAGCATCCTTACTCTGAACATCGCTCTTACGGTGAACCTGTTTCATAAGATCCTGGAATGAGCTACTCATTACCTCACCATCGAGCACGTAAGGTATGTCAAAGCCTTTGGCTACTTCACTGAGCTGTTCTTTAATGTGAGGAAAATTTACAAGTTCTTTACCGTTGCGGCTATACTGATCAACACGCCCGTCTGGATAAGCAATAGTGATAACACGGACGCCGTCGAGTTTAACTTCGATAAGTTTCTTTCCAGATACTTTCGATTCATGATTAGCACTATCGTGAGCAAGCTGACATTCGAAAGTAGGAATAGCATATTTTTTAACCTTCTTTACAACTTTATTAATAGTTTTTTCGCTAACACCGCAACGCAAATCTTTGATAAGAATGCGTCTATACCAACCATTCCATTCGGAATTAGTTGCTGTATTCATTAGAGCTTCAACGGCACTCCTGGCAACATTGCCTGTGAGCTCACGATTACATAAACGCTGAGCAACACTATTAAAAGCATCCCAAGATAAGCCAAGGCCGTCTTCATTTGTTTTCTCCGGTATTTGTTTAAGTCCAAAAGTAATCATAGGATCTAGTGCAAGACGACATCCTGCAAAGAACTCATCGTTACCTTCGTTCATTTGAACTTCTATAATGCCTTCTTTGTTAAGGCGGCTAGGGTGAGTTTCTAGTGCCCAAACAACACTATGACAGGGATCGCTCACGGTGAACTCCTATTAGTTTATCAATGTCTAATTATAACATCAATAAATTAATAGGTCAAGTAGTCTGGCGTTTTAAATGGCTTGCCTATTTGGGCATAGGGTAAGTTTCGGATAATTTTCTTTTTCATAGAGCGTATAACTGGATGGTTATGGTTCCAATCAAATGTTTTCATATACTTGTGCCAGCAGGACTTTTTGGCACGTTTAGATAGATTGCTGTCCAAATAGTGCTTGGCTGCGTCAAAATCGTTGCCAAATTTGTCATTTAACTCGCAGGCAATGTTAAAGGCAAATGCACCCATTTCGTCTTTATGACCGTAGTATTCTTGCTCTCGACGATCTCTAGCATAATATGCTGTGCTTAGGTAGCCCGGAATATCTTTGAAATTTCTAGTTCGATATTGTCGCATATGGACAACTTCGTGCAAGATTGTATCTGCAAACAGTTTGCACATTCTCCCCCATCGATGATCTGATAATACTAGTGTAGCATCTTTGGATTTATAGCTGAAGACAATTTCTATCTGCCTATGTTCTTCTTGATCATGATAAGAATAGTATGCGCCACCGATATATACTAGCCCCTTTTCGTGTGTAGAGTCATGATCCATTCGAACTCTAATGGGCAAATAATATTTTAAGTGATCAGAGAGGAGTTTTTGTAGGGCTCGAACGGCTAAACGTTTGCCCACTACAAAGGGTTTTAACTCGTACATCATTGTGTACAAGTTATCTCTGTCCAACAACGACCAATTAAACGGTTTTCTAGACACAGCCTCTCCTATTTTAAATATTTAAGTGCTGTGCCTATTTCTATTATGTACGCACTTTATGAGCGTTTATCTACAATTTCGTCAATCAAACCGTAGTCTAAAGCTTCTTCAGCACTCATAAACTTATCACGTTCCATATCGTGGCTAAACTGTGCAAAAGTTTTACCCTTAGAATTGTGCTTGACATAGATATCGGTTAAAGATTTCTTCATTTTTAAGATTTCTTCAACTTGAATCTGCATGTCTGTAGCTTGTCCGCGAGCACCTCCCGAGGGCTGATGAATCATGTGTCGGGCGTTTGGCAGCATTTTTCGCTTGCCTGGGGCTCCTGCTGTGGCAAGGAGACTGCCCATACTGCAAGCCTGGCCCATAACAATGGTGCTAACATCGGGTTTAATAAACTGCATTGTATCGTATATTGCCATTCCCGCAGTAACGACTCCGCCTGGGCTGTTGATAAAGAAGTTGATGTCTTCATTTCCTTGACTTTCTAAAAATAACAACTGTGCAATCAGTAAACTAGCACTATGCTCATTTACATCTGTGTCTAACATTACAATACGATCTTTAAGCAGTCGACTGTAGATGTCATAACTACGTTCTCCTCGAGCTTCTTGCTCGATAACCATGGGTACAAGATTAGGCATATTATTTTTCCTTAGTTATTTCGGCAACATCAAACTGGTCATGTTGCTGGGCACAACAATAGTCTGCACCTTGCCATTCTTAATACCCTCGGAGATATTAAGAGCAGCCTGAGCATTCATGAACGCAATGGAACTAGAACTATTGTTAGCTAGAGCAGCCATTCGACGTGCTTCTGCTTCGGCAGTCTTAACTTCGATCTCTTTCTGCTTGAGTTCGTTCTTGCTACGAACCAATTCGTTGGCACTAGCCACAACTGAATCAGCAGGCAGAACATTACGAATCATGACCTGTGTAATAGTGATACTACCGTCCAGTTTTTCTTCAGCAAGGTTGCGAGTAATTTCTTCCTTGATGAAAGTTTCCATATTGTCACGGTTATCGGCCATGTCCAATGCTTCGTATTTTCGAGCAGCCTTGTACACTGCATTACGAGCATTTTGCACGATGTAGTTATACATCAGGTAAGTGTCGCCTTTGAAGTCTGCGTGGAAACTGCGGTTCTTAGAACTATACAGTTCAGACGCTTGATCCTTGTTGATGTTGTAAACAACCACAGCGTCGAGATCTTTCATGGTGCTGTTGTCTTTGGCCACAGGAGTCATGTTTTCAATCACAACGTTGACGTCCTTGTAGGGGAAGGTCAACACATCACCGATCAGCACCTGATTAAACGAGCCTGGTTGGAGCTCACCTGGTTTAACTTGTTTATCAAAACCAACGCGAACTCCGACCTCACCGGTTTCAATACGGGTACAACCGGTGGCCAGAATTGCAGCGGCAATAAGAGAAAGAGTAGCAATATGTTTCATTATAAATCCTTAAAAAATTTCAACCAAAATAAACATCAGTGCAACTGCAACAGATGAGCTAATTATAGCATAAATGCCGATACGAGTCAAGTCTATAATCTGCTGTCCGGATAATTTCTTCACCCCCCAAATTGCACCAAAAGTCATTAGTGTCAACAGAATAAAAAGAATTATTACTCTAATCATTTTACCATCCTAAAATCAAACATTTTGTAATAATCAAACGGGTAATCAACTTTGGCGATATGTGTTTCGAATGTAGTGGTTGATTGTGTTAACACTACGTCTTCAAAAAATTTACGCAAGAGGTTACCTTCCTCTAGCTGTATATTATACACAAATCTATTGTCATCTGCAAACCAGTAAAATATAAATTGTTTTCTGTTAACCCACCGTTTAGTACTATGAATAAAGACCATTTGTCTAGTAAATTTATTCAAGTTTGGGCGAACATCTGGACAGTCTGTGACAAGATAGTTTTTAGCAATCGAATCCATTACTTGATCTTCTGCATAAAAATAGGGCAGTGATACAATCATGCCTGCTTCTTTGCGAGATAAAACAGTCTTTGGATGTGCAAGATAACTCATCAAATGAGTTCTATAGTCACTGAGTTTTGTGTCTTTAAGACTAGTCCACATTAATTTTTTACTGTAATAGTCCTTAATATCTTCAGCTTCGTTAAAGTCATCGCCCATTAGTCTAGCTTTGACTTCAGGACTTTCTAATCGAAACCACTGATTAGGATTTTCTTCTCGAATCTTTTTAAGACGCACACTCAATACTAGAGGATTAACATCGAGCTTAATAGGATCTTCTCGATATTCATTTTTAAAAAGATTATCAATAGTGTCAATGTGTTGACGATTCATTATCTGAGATATGATCGAGGTAGTCACTCGTGCTCCGTTTGAAATGGTTTGCCATTAGTTAACCCTGCAAGCATTTGAAATTTTTCAAATGCTTTTTTTGCCGCAGGGTTACTATCTAATTCGTCGTCAGGCAAGAAAGTATTAAGCCAGTAGTAAGGCAGTCGCCGAGGATGAGCACCAAACTTGCGAGGTTGGTGTAGTTTACCTGAGTCGTAAAGTTCAATACTGACACTAC